TCCAATGTCTCACCATTATCCAACAATACAGTTGTCTTTATTAATTTATAATCGCCAGAGGCTGTAAAATATCCTGTTTCTGTATTTATATCAAATCCTGCTGAATGAAAAATGTGTATTCTTGCTTTTTGATTCAAGCCTTCTTCCTTGGTACTATCAGAAGCATCCAGTGTAAAATGATTATATCCCTTTTTAAAATAGTATTTTTTCAAAAAAGTCAGTGATTTTTTGAATAATTTCTTTCCGCGATATAATTTACTTACACAAACATCATGTATATAAATCATTTTATGTTTAGGAAATAAATCCAGCAGTAAAAAATATACTGGCTTATCTTTTTCAAGTAAATATAAGACATCTGTATTTTTAGCCATTTCTCTGACTTCAACAAGGCTATACTTACCTGGTTGACAATCATTATTCGTAAGTATATCCAAACTATTTAGAATAGTATCGGGTATATCTTTGATGTTTTTTATCTCCATTACTTAATAAGTTTGTATATTTTAAAGGTTGCCAGATTATTTACAGAATCGTTTTGTCCAAAGTTCTAAGATTTCGTGTACATCTGTATTCTGATGAACCTTTACGAAATCTGAATCTTTATTGAGAATAAATTTATTCATAAGTGATTTATCAAACACATATGCCTTAATATATTGATGTCCTTCTAAATAGGCCCTAGATATACGATGGTATCCATCCACAATACTATGAGCCCTTGTTACACTCGTTTTATTACCAGTGATAATAATAGGATATGATAAATCCGCTTTTTTAATTCTTTCTGAATTCTCATGATATTTCTTTACATCCATTTTTTCAATAACAGTTTTAGGAGACCAATCTCCCCATACTTTTTGTTCAAGTTGAGGAACAAAGGTGTCAACGGAAAATTGTTCTATAGGATGACTCTTTGTATTTAAATATGCTAACATCATATCAACGCTATAAATATATTTACCATCATAATATGTCTTAAAATTTGGCATATTTAATCTACATATTAGGAATATTTATAATGAGTACATGTCCCCATCTTTTAATCGGGACATGTAAAATTAGTATTGATCAGTTTTTAATATAAATTAAAAACCAAAAATTCCAAAAAATACCAACAACATACTCGGCAATAGTATGTTTAGTTGGAGAAGGCAAGGCCACCCATGCCACTCATGATACGGAGAACGTTGTAGTTCGTGGCATAGACACGTACCGTTGATGACGTCGTGGCACCAACAGCGTTGTTGGAGACCGTGAGGAGGAGCGTCGTGTTATCAATGCGTGACAAGTTGCACGTGCCTGAAGGCTGGTGCTGCTCAGGCTGGAGAGCGAATGAGTAGACGTTGATGCCGACAGCGGGGACGTTCGTGTGGTGCTGGAAGGGCTGGACCTCGTTGAAATAGCGGCCCTCGCGGAGCGTGAAGCGATCGTGGCCGTTGAGCTGGATGAGGGCCGTGACGACTGGGTTGTAGCCAGCCATGCCCTCAACACGCGTGACGGAGTAGCCAGACTCGAGGATGGCGCGGTCCCACCAGTCGGAGTAGTTGAAGGGCTGCTGGCCCTTCCAGGGTCCAATGACGGCGTCGTCGCACGAGACGTACGAGTCGCGCTGGACAACCCAGATGAGCTCCTTGCAAGGGTGGTTGAAGTTGAGCTTGATCTTGTTGGCCGTTGACGTGATTGACTCACCACCCGTGAACTGGAGTGTCTCAATGAGATACTCGTGGGCTACCTGGGCGAACTTGCGGCGCTCGTCCGTGTCAAGGTAGATGTAGTCAACGTAGAGTGAGGCGGCAACAAGGCCAGCGTTCGCTACACGGTCACGGATCGTGTGGACGTTGGACGTAACCTGGGGCGTGTAGTCCCAGCAGAGGTTGCGGAGGTCCTGGAACTCAAGGTTGAAGCGAACCTCGTGGTACTGGAGGGCGATAAGAGGAAGAGCAAGGCCAGGGTGGCGGTTAAACCAGAACTGGAGAGGAATATAGAGCGTGTACTCTGGGGCACACTTCGTAACCTCCTCTGATGAGTTGGGGACACCTGAGCCGCAGTCGGCGTCGCAGTCCTCACCACCCTGAACAAGCGTGTTAACAAGCTGGGGCACGTTGCCAACCATCTTGGCATAGCCGGCCTGCTTGCCAGCCTCCTGCGTGAGCTCATTCCATACGTGGAGCCAGTCACCATACTGCTTGTCAATGCGCTGGCCGCCGATTTCAATCTCAACGGACTTGACAAGATTGTGGCCTGGCCAGTTGAGCCAGCGGAACTGGGCGCCTGAGCCGTCAGCCGTCGTGAGTGAGACTGAGGGGAGCGTGGCCTGGAGGTACATGCGGTAGATTAAGTCACCGTTGCGCTGGATCGTGCATGTGACCTTCTTGCCGAAGTTGGGAGCACCGTTGAAGGGGTTCTCAATTGACTCCATGGCGAAGTTCGTGTGGCGGCGGTAGACCACCTTGAAGAATGTAATCTGGGGGTTACCTGTGAGGTAAACGTCCTGGGCACCATAAGCGACAAGTTGCATTAAGCCACCACCTGTCATCTCTTGCTATACCCCTGGTTTAGAAAATAATTTTTTGGGAAATTAATCTAACCGGGAATGATATTTTCAACCAAAACCGCAAAATTCCATATGTTGGTCTAAACAAGTAATAAGGCTAGAGCCTAGAACTAAATGTCCGGGAGTGAGGGTGTCTTCAAGATAAGACCATCTAAAAAAACAGCAGTTGAAGAACGAACAACTCTAGATATGATTCATCAGCATCATCTTATAAAATTAACAGAAGATAAGAAGGACTCCGAGTTCATAGAAGAAACTATGGCAGAACTTGAGAAGCGAATAATGGATACAACAGATGAACTTATAAGGGGGCAATTAGAAAATAAGTATAATCGGCTAAAACAGCAACATGAAGAAAAAAAGAATACGGACCGTGTTTATGATTATCTTCTTGATACTGGTGATATATTATTTGAATATTACGACCTACAAAATAAGATATCACAGGGTCAAACAACATCAACAACACAATGGGTAAAAAGAAAACCTGGCGATGTTTTGAGTGCGCTTGAAACAGCAGCCTCAATAGACAATATTGTGGTTGAAGAAGTTCCTGAGAAAAAAAAGAAGTCAAAGGACCCCATAAATCGTGATATACTTTTGGATAAATATCTACAGCGCGTAAATCCAGAATATGTTAAAAAGACTAATGAACTTGATGATATGTCAGGTGAATGTGTAGAATGTGGAACAGATATGATGTTTAGTCAAAATGAGGCTATGTTATATTGTACTGAATGTGGTATGACCGAATTTATCCTGATTGATAGTGATCGCCCATCCTATAAGGATCCTCCCCGTGAATCATCATATTATGCCTATAAACGTATTAATCATTTCAATGAACTTCTTGCGCAATTCCAGGCCAAGGGAAGTGCTGAGATTCCCCAGGATATTATTGATATGATTGTCACTGAATTCAAAAAGCAACGAATCACAGATTTTAAGAATATTAAATATCGCCAAATGCGCGAGGTTCTTCGTAAACTTCGTTTGAATCGTCAGTATGATCATATTCCTTACATTATTAGTCGTCTAAATGGAAGTATTGCCCCAGTTATGGACCGCGAAACTGAGGAAAAGTTACGTCATATGTTCAAGGAGATTCAGCCAAGTTTCCAGAAACATTGTCCGAAGAATCGTCGCAATTTCCTATCCTATTCGTATGTATTGTATAAGTTCTGTGAACTTTTAGAACTTGACGACTTTTTATCTAGTTTTCCCTTACTCAAAAATCGTGATAAGCTTTATCAACAAAGTAAGGTCTGGCATTCGATTTGTATTGATATGCAGTGGGAATTTATACGTAGTATTTAATTGAATATATAATAGAATGGTAAGACATACCAGAAGGCAAAAGGTTCTTCGGAAAAGAACTAAGAAGCAACATGGTGGCGCAAAACTTGGAAATCTGGGAGCTTTTGGAGCCTTATTTGCTAAACGTGGAGAATCACCTTCGGTTATAGTTAATAGACCAATTAATGTAGCTCCGGTCAATGCAGCTTCAATAGTGAATGACCCGCTTATAAAATATAAAAAAATGTTAAAAATGGGACAGCCAGAAGGTGCGGTAATACAAAAAATGCTTACTAATGGAAAGAATCCAAAGAATCTATTTCCTGATTATGGTCCACCTGGCACTTCTCTTACAAAGGCTCCAATAGGTTTTACCTTAGATGAATTA